GGACATACGGAGCGTAGACATAGCCCGACTCAAGGAAGCTACCACCCTTACGACCAATCAGAAGCACGTTCCGGGGGAAGTAAGGATCGACGTACACGTCGAACTTCTTGGAGAGCGAACCAACGTTCACAGCACCGATGGTGCCCTTGTCCTGATCATGCGTGACAGAAGCACGGAAGCCGCTAGTGAACTCAAGGATGTTAGCAACCTCGGGTGATGTCACCACGAAGTTAGCGCCACCCCGGAGAGTCTTGCGGTGAATCTGAGCGGACACATCATTGATGGTCTCAATCAGAGTCTCGTACCACTCGGAAACCGTACCGGTGAAGTCAGGAGCAGCCGAAGATGCACCAATCTCAGCACCAGTTGTGCGGTTCACGAACAGACCCGGCGAACGCGACCAGTAGAATGTACCGGCAGTAGCACCCTTGATAAGATCCTCAAGGATCTCACGGTCAATCTCAAGAGCAATCTGCTCGGAGAGGATGCTCGTAAGCTCGACCTCGGCATCAAGGTTGTGGTAGGCGTTAAGGTCCTGCCCTAACTCCGGAGTCCACTTCGCCTTGAGCTTCTTGGTGATCGCCGTCACACTGACACTGTCCACCTTGATATCAATCTCGGGGATCGTCTCGGTGTCCTCAAGACCCCAAGTAGTGGTTGCACGAACAGCACCAAGTGCCTCGTCCGAACCAGCAGTCGGCGTGCCATTGAAGTTATCAACGATTGGGAAATCGTAGGTCTTAGCCAACGAGGCGGTAAGAAGACCCTTGAGGCTGGTCGCAAGGCTTGCGCCCGATGCGGCACCGTTGTCAAGAACCGATGAACCAGTCGCCTCGTACACCATGGTAATCTTGTAGCCAGACTGACCCGGAGCATTGTCGCCAGTTGAACCAGACGAAACCTGTGTAAGACGACGCACAAGACGACCCGGCGACTGAGCGCCCATGTCGGTTGCAATCGCAACAAGATCCTGCGTGTTGAACTGAGTCAAGTCCGTAGACCCGGTGGTCTCGACAACGACAACGGCAGAGCCGTCAAGATCTGGATCGTAGCGGGTCAGCTTGTTAAGCGTATCGGTATCCGCCTGTGAGATCGGGAAGCTACCAGCACCAGCAGCCGTACCGACAGTACCAGAGGCAACGACCACAAAAGTAGTCGTGATAGCCGCAGAGCCAGTCGCGGACGAAAAGCCGTTGTTAAGGTTGTATGGTCCAACATCAGCGTTATCGCCCGTAAGCGAGACGCCACCTGTCAGCTCCTGACCAACGACGCCCTGACCGTAGAGTGAATCGCCATCGGTTTGACCGAGACGAGTATCCCCGAACGTGAAGTCGAGGAAAAAGATCAGACCAGACGGCAAGCTCATGGGCTGCACGCTGACCAGATCGTTAGCAATAAGACCGCCAAAGACGCGACGAACGATTGGGAAAGCCACCGCCGCGAAGCCCTCAACGTCGCCAGCCGCCATAGACGAACCAGCGGCTTCCTTGAGAAGCTGCTTAGCCTGATTTTCCAGCAAACGAGCCATCGTATGCTTGGTACGGTCATTGCCGAGACCTTCCAGAAGTCCTGTCCGCTCCCACTTGGAGAGAAGAGCAGCACCTTCCGAACGGAGGTCTCTATTAACAATACCTTCTGTTAATTTCTCTAAAATAGACATTTTAAGTCCTCCTTTTTTATTTGTTAGTTATGCCTGCTAGTCTTTGCAAACGCTGAACTGCAGACGTATCAGCACTGCTTGGTGACTTTCTACGAGCCACCAAAGGTGAAGTTCGATTGATTGCCTCACTCAGCGATTTTGGCGTCTTACGAGAAGATGAGCCCACTGCGTTTTGAAGCGTTTCATAAACAATCTTCGCCTCATTTACAGAACGAGATTCTGAAATAGCTTCGGCAATTCTATCTTTTTGCCGCTCATTCAGGGAGTCACTATTCAGTACACGATTCGTGTAAAATAATCTAGCATTTGTAAGATTCACTTCTTCAAGCTTATCCTTCAAGCTAGAAACTGCATCAACAAGTCTCTTGTTCTTGGACTTCGCCTCTTTGTAGCCTTCGCTTATCTGGGCATAGTCCTTCTTAATATTTCCAAGAGCTTGCTTTAAAACTTTGATTTCTTCCTGAGCCTCGGTGGACGCAAGGCGTGCCATCTCAAGCTCAGCGTTAAACTTCATAACTGAATCGGGAGTACCAGCCCAGCCACTCTTCTGTGGGTCGATATCCACAATTAGCTCTTCCATGATAGCATCAAGATTCTCTTCTGTAATCTCGATCTCTTCATCGACTTTGCTTTTTGACTTCTTGTCTCTCTTCGCCATGTCCTTGAGAGTTGCTTCTGCATCTTCCATGTCATCCGTATGGTAGAACTCGTCATCTGAAGCGTCCTTCTTGCCGACCATGTATTCACCGGCATCATTCTTGGCGCGAAGAACATAATCACCATCTCTCTTAAGAATCCTTGGCTTCTTGCCCTCTGTCATCTCAAGCGCCTCCAAGATAGCCTCTGTTAGCTCAAGCTCATCATCACCCGCTTCGTCAGCAACCATGGCACCAATATCCTCTGGTGTGCCCTCAACAGAATCATCCATTAGTTGCTTCAGTTCCCCAAAGTCCACGTCGACGAGTTCATTGTCGTCCGGACACGGGCAAAGCTTTTCGCCCTCTGCTGCCGAAAGGCTTACGCCTGCCTTCTCAATGGAAGGCTCATCATCCATATCTAAATCGTCCTCATCCTGCTCAAGCAGGGTCGAAACCGCCTCTCTAACTTCAGGGGCGTACTTCTCAAGGATTGAGCTTTCTGCGCTCTTAAGTGCTGCTTCTTTTAGAGCAGTTGCATCTATAATCGCTTGTTCTAACAGTGTTGACATTTATTACGTTCTCCAAAAGAAGATTCTTTTTCACAAGTAAGTAGTATCTAAAAATTAGAAATCACCGAATTAACATCAATGTTTTTGGCTGTTAACCGTTGCTTTCGCTGTCACGCAGCTTTTTTAGAACTCTCTCACGCTGTTGGCGCTTTTTCCTACGCTTAACAGAGGGCTTTTCATAATAGCGCCTTTCTCTAAGCTCATCTAGGATGCCTGATTTTTTAAACTTTCTCAGAAATCTTTTTATTAATCTATCTGGATGCTCGTTCTTCTTTGGTGTCACAGTGACATGCGATGGCTTGTTGCCCTTTGGCATGTACTTTCTATCTCTGTATGACATTGCACTTCCTTATTAAAATCTTGCAAATCCATTTCTACTAGAGGTAATTACGTTACCACTAGAAAAACCGCCGCCTGCAGACATGCGGCTATCAGCCACCTTGTATTCAATAACAAGCTTGGGTCTCTGAGCAGCAGTTCCGTAAGTCGGGCTGCGATATATAGCCCGGTTGTTGGCGGCTGGGTCCACATCTTGTAAATCGTGATAAGCTCTAGCCATTAGATAAAGATCTGCTCTTCTTCTTATCTTTGTTTCTAGCCAGCGAAGTAGTTTGCCGCTCTTGATAGTAAATGTAAGCTCGCCAGCCCCTGTCACATCAAAAATGTCAGAGGACACGTTGGGCAAGTAATTATCATAGTCGCGGGTATGGGGATTAAATCCAGCGCTTTTAGCGTTCAAAGCAAAAAACTTAAACTTTGTCCCATTCGTGTCTCCAGCCGCTCGGCTAGAAAAAGTCAGCTTTATCTGCGCTCTCCTAAGCTTCAAGAATTGAGCTTTTTTAGGAATGCTGCTCTCTGCTAAATCAAAATACATAAATCCACGACGATTTGTGAAAGTGCCGCCTTGTAGCCTAGCCTGAAACATGCTGTCAGTTGCACCGGGATCTAAAATCGAATCTGCTTGACTCGCTCCAATAACTGTCGTCCAGTCACTGCCCGTTTTAGTGGGGGCAGCGAAAGACGAATCACCAGCAGGCGTGAAGGTATTAACTGGCATCAGTCAGTTGGTCCAACGCCTTCAACATGCTCCCAACCCTCTGACAAGTGCGTATCTTCAATCTGTGTAAGACCTGCAATAACGGTTGCTTTGCCAATAGTATTTGAAGCTCCGTTGCCATCATTCATAAGGTAGACACGCGTCACCCTGAAATCTGCGGTATAAGAGGCAGATGGCTCCAGCGTCACATAGTTGTGTGCAGGTCCTAGTCCACCAGAAGCAAACGCAAAGCGCATATCTGACATGTTTGCGTCTGAGACTGCTTCGTTGCCATCGTGTCGAATGGTAACAAACTTGGTGACCTTTGGAAACTTAACCTCAAAAGCAAGAGCCATATTTGTTCCAGACGCTGGAACGTCACATGAAGCCGTGATAAACGGTCTTGCACTTGCCTGATAAGAACCAACGTTGTTAAAACCAACACCGTATTTTTCAAAAACTGCCATTTGTAACCTCTTCTCCTTTAATTAGTGCCTAGCCCATAAAAGCTTTCCACTTTTTACCACCCAAGGCGACAATGCCTGAAATATCTACACCGGGATCAGAAGGGTCTGTGTCCCCCAGAGGACTTGCCAACTCGGGCGACCTGTCTGGAGATGCAGGGGTTGTCCCTTCAAATATATCAACACCACCGTAGGCATCTCTGCCAATGGCATCTAGAAGCTTTTGCTTGTGCTCTTTTAGAGCACCGCTGTTGTTGGGCGAACGGGTGCTCCTTCTGCCCAATCCCATGTGCATCGACCGCTCTCTGGGCGAGGGTGCCACTTCTTCTTTTATAACAGTTGTGCCCATGCCCTTTACAACCTCTGACACGACAGAGGAAAGAATGCCCTCTTCATAAAGGCACTCCTTGATACACTCTTTAACCATTGGCTTCAAGAGCCTCTTTAACTCTGACTTCTTCACGTCTGCTCCTATTTGATTAATTTCTCAACAAGCTTATTAAACTTGTCCTCGCTAGCCTTGGAGCGAACCTCCTGAATAGCATCCGAGTATGTCTCTGCAACCTGACGCATATCTCTAGTCCTCGCAGCCGGTTGATTTCTTCTATCTCGCTGGCGCTGACGTGCTTTCTTGCCCAAGCTGTCACGACGTGAATCGTCATCTGTTGTCGTGGCGGGAGCGGGAGCATCAGGCTTAGTTTTCTTACGACTCTTACGCTTAGTTGGCTCTACAACAGCCCCATACCTACGAAGAAGCTCAATAGCATCATCCATCGGCAAGCCACCACCGGCAATACGCGTACCACGAGCGCGTCTCTTCCCAGTCAAGAAAAAGTTAGGATTGATAGCAGCCCTTGCTTCATCTGGAGTTAATGCTCTGTTAGGCTTGTCTCTAATGGCTTGAATAACTTTCTTGAGCACACGCGAAACAAATGAACCTCCTCCACTAAACTTTGGATCGTATTTGTTAACATTCTTTAAAGCGTTCTCGATTGAACGATCAAAGACATAATAAAATACTGGCTTTGATCTATAGCCGCCCCGTGTTCTAGGCTTCTGTGTTCTTATCACATCTTTTAGAGTAGGCTTGCTCACATACTTGCTGCCGAAAGATTTTCCAAATCTATCTGCTGAAGTGAGATCTTCTTCTTCCTCTTGCTCAAACAACGTCCTGAATGATTCGCTTTCTGTAAGCTCGCGACCCATAACAGCATTATTCTGAATGGTTTTAAGAACGTCTTCAATCCGCTTTCTGTTCGCCGGATTATCAAGAAGGTCTTTCTTGATCGCATAATATTTAACGTCACCGTCATCAAAGCGAACCAAAACTGGAAGTATAAAATCGGGAGGCGGTTCAATGGGCGGCTTCTTTGGGGGATCATCTGGATCCTGACCGGGCGCAACTTCTGCATCGTCACCCTCTGTGTCCAGATAATCAAGCATTTGAAGAAGGTCATTGAGTATTTGTGCTCTTGAAGACTTTAAGCCCTTGACACGAAGTAGCTTCACGCCAACAGCCGCAGCAAGCGCAGAGATGCCAAGAGGTGCCAAGAAAGGACCGATAATGGATGCTGCTGATCCCAGACCTGTGGTGGTGGCTACCGCCTTACCAGCCTCAACGGCAATCGGCTTCAGCGCCTTAATGATTACTGCCTTGCCAAGCTTTAGCCCAAGTGCTCCGGGCTCAGTTCCAAACATCTCACCCAAAGAACCAGCACCAGAAGATGTGGCTTGATTCCACGCTTCCATAAACGCATTCGGGTTTTCTGAAAGCTGCGACAGTTCTTGAGCATCAATACCTGCCTTGCTCATCTCTTGGAACATTACCTGCGGATCAACGTCAGGACCAAAGTGAGACGCATCTCCATGTAGCATACGCCCAAGCATTTGTGTAATGCCTTCACCGGGCTGTGGCGACAGCTTCCCAACAACCTCTTCTTGCATCTTTGTAACCGGAAGATCGCCTTGGACAACTCTAGTTGTAAGCTCCTTAAACCACTCGGTTCCTATCAGGAACTTGCCAAGAAGAGAAGCGCCGCCAATAGCAGCAAGGATAGCCGGAAGTGCGTTTGACTTTAGACCCTTAACGACGGTCGAGTCCTTATCCGTAGTAATTGGTTTCTGCTCATCTTGCTCATCTAAAGCCGAAGAATCGTAATCTTCTTCGATCTCCTCGTTGAAATGCTTGTACACATCTGCCAAATCGTAATCAAGAAACTTCTTAACAATCACTCTAAGCTGATCAATAAGCTCGTTAGCAACAACAGCAGTCATCTCCTTCTTCTTGACTGCTGCCTTGATTGACTCATAGTATTCACCCAACGCAAATGTTTGGCTTTTAAAATCAAATTCGTCCTCTTGATTGGGGTAGCCTGCATCCTCTAGCTCTTTAGCCAGCTTGCCAATAAGCTGCTCTGATGCTGTTTGTGCGGCTCCCTGAAGCTTTGTCATAGCTGCGACATACTGCTTTTCAGCAGCTTCCGATCTCGCCTTCCGACCTCGGATCTTTCCGCCCTTTTCCCAAGCGCCAAGCGTATCTGCACCAAACTTCTTAATCTTGCTCCATACGCTCTCTTGAAGAAGATTATCCATCTCTTCTTTAATGATCTTCTCCATCAAAATCTTACTATCGGACATTTAAAGTTTCTCCTGTTACGATAAACTAAATAGTTTATTTTTCTGCAATATCAAAATCGCTTAAGATATCGTTTAACTTTCTGTTAATACGATCTGCTTTCGTAAATACGTTTGGCTGCTTTCTTGACTCTTGCAAAGACATAAAAGCATTTGGCGTCGAAGGCTCCGACACAAAGTCAAAGCATATAAGCTGCAGGTCCTCTTGGACAACAGCGTGCCCTCTTGACTCATCAAGCGATCCAAGAGCCCTTGAAGAAATCCCAAGCTTGCAACCGTCTTTAACGAGTGACTGTAGAATCTTTCCAGATGGCGTGTTAAGCACCTTCACCTTGCCCATGACGGCTGGACCATCCCACCAAACATCAATAACCATGTGAGAAGCATTCTTAAGATTGATAACCGAGTCGTCTGGATGATCTAGCTCACCCAACGCTCGGTTCTCTCTAACAAGCTTTTCGTAGTTTTTCATCTCTCTTTCGAGGATCTTTTTTGGATAGACACGTCCATTACCGTTCTGACACTCTGCCTCTTGCAGCTTGCCAGAAAGTATCATGCCGCCATTTGCCACATACTTTTTCTCGGCTTCGGTCAGTAGATCTTGGCAAATGCCGCCTTCACATAATTCGTAGTATTCTCGTAAAAGTTGTTTAGCCATGTTTAATTCCTATAGAGCGGGCGCTACCCGCCCGAGCTATGCCCCCTTGCAACAACGCGCAACAGGACGAAGATACCAGCTTCTCTTAGAGATAATCTTAGTGCGTGTCATTTTTTGCCTCCAATTTAATTCCATGATCACCAAAAACCATGTTTAAAATATATGATGTTCCCGAACTTAAACATCCCAAAATAAAATAATTCGCAATGTTGTGTTCAAAAGTAAATAGTTCCGTGCAGCCGTTTATACCGCATAAAAAGATGCCCACCCAGAAGCCCATACACATAGGGCAATTGAATAGCTCACCAAAGCCGCCAAGCCATTCTTTTGTGGGTCTAATCTTATTAAAGATGGAGCCATAAACAATAAGCTGCGTCATACCATACGCAGCCAAAATAAAATACAATAATTCCACAATCACTCCTCGGAAGCTAACTTCCTAAGCATCTCACGATTATCAACAGAAACTATCTCGTCAAAACCCTCACCGTCTGACACTGCTTCATATGCCTTAAACATTCGGTCGAATGCAGCATCTGGAATCGTTTTAGACTTACCCATTCTTTTTGCTGCCGCTGCCCTCTTGGCTGCTACCTTCTTTATCTCACCCTCAACACCCTCGTATTCAAAAACAACAGCGACTTTATCGTAGTCAGCCTCCGCGCCTTCAATTGCCTTAAGGGCTCTTGACCGAGCACCCGCATTCATATTTGTCATGTCAACAACAATATTCTTTCCGCTTGGAACGGCTCCAGAAACTCGATTCATAAATATGTTTTGAACCTTGTTGTTTGCCTCCATAACTTTATCAAAAACAAAATCTTGCCACGTCATCCACGAAGGAGAGGGGATCGCCTTGCCATACTTTGGATCTTCATCACCCTCCTTAGTGCCCTCTGGCGGGGACACAAACATGTCATCGTAAGTCCAGCCATAATCACTGGCGACCTTATCAACAATATCATCCCTATTAATGATGTATGGCGGCTCTTCGAAAGTGCCCTTGATCCATGTTGACTTGCCAACAGAGGGCGGTCCAACAAGCACAAAGATCTTATTTCTTGTCCCTTGCTGCTCTGTTAAAAACTTATTCCAATTCTCTAATATTAGTTTCATAATAAAATTCCTTATAACATATAGCTTAAGAAGTAAGGACTCACTCTTCCATATCCCGGTCGGATACCGCCCTTTTGTGCTGCCTGCGGGACCTCTCCAAGCTCCGTTGAGTCGGCTGGGTCTGGGTCTAAGAATTCATCCTCTTCCATCTTATTATACTTCTCAATATATTCAAAGTAAGGTCTTTCTTCGTCTACAAATTTAGACACGTTTAGGACAACCAAAGGAAGAAAATCGTCTTGCTGGTCTGCACCCACTAAAGCCGCTTCCATGGAGCCATAACTATTGCCACCTCGGATTGAGTCAGGATCAACGATTCCTTTCTTTCTCAAATATCTAAACAATCGATCTTGCGTATCATAAACAAGATCGTTGCTAACTTTTTTTGGAAAAGCCACAAGTTTCTTTTTCTGAGGCATGATCACAATGTCAATGTCATGATGGTCGGAAATAACCAAGTTTCCGTCCATTGTCCTGCGAATGTCTAGGGACATAGTTATAGATGGCTTTGGAGCCTTGGGGGCATCCTTAATTTCATCATCTTGTCTTTTGCCGATTTTAATGTTGATAGCCATCAGTTATTTAACTCCGCAACCAAATCCTGTATTTTCAATATACTGCGCACCATATTGGCATCAATCTCTTTCTTGGCATAAGACTTGAGTTCAGACAAAACTCTTTCTGTGCTGCTCTTCATAGAGACATCTCCTGAAATTTCCTGCATGTCTAAGCTTTTCTGAACTTCTTCTTTGAGTCTGCCTAACTCTTCATTTAGGTATACCTTGAGGTCTAAGCCGTTATCAGAAAAGGAAGAAATGTACTTGGACAAGAGTTCCTTTTGGTTTTCTGAAAGAGTTCCTGAATACTTTTCGTTGAACTTCTTAACAAAGGTTTTATAGGTCAAGTTATCAATTGGCTTCATACCCTCTTTTTCAGGCTCTGGGCTGGAGCTTAAGTAGTTGACTACCTTTCCTTCAAGCAACACTCTTTCCTTGACGGGTGTATCAGAGTTAAAAAGTTGTGCCAATGTTGCAAGATCTTTATAGTTTGGAACAAAATTTGAAAAAACACTTTTACTATATTCAGCATTCATGTCCTGAATAAGCTCAGACTGCTCCTTGAACACATCGCCGTCTAATATAAATCTTCTTTGTGCCTTGACCTCGTATATAAGCTTTTCAGCTACCAGCCTCTCTAAGCCCCTAGTCTCAAGTATCGCCTTGTATAATTGTAACTCCTCATACAGAGCGGTGCCCTTCTTAAAGTGCTTAGAAATAATTCGCCTTGTTCTAGCCTGTCTTTGAAGATCGCCGCGAACAACAGCCTTGGTCATTTCAGATATTAGCGCCTCAAATAAAAAAGCAGTATTTCTTTTCTTATTATGCCTCATCTTTTGTTTCCTTTGTTTCTAAGCCCTCGATCAGCTTTTCAATTTCATGACTTGTTTGAAAAATCATATGCTCATCAAGAATTTGCCTCTTTTCATAATTAGAGCGCATGTCCTCCATATGCATATTTCTTAGCTGATTCATACCGGTAGAACCCTTCCAGCCGGGATACGTTGTTCTAGTGCTTGTCTCTCTTGACACGGTACTACGCATATTTCTTGTTCGAGGACCCGCATCTTTGCGCTTATCGCGCTTTGGCGGTGTATATCTCTTACCCTTTGCGCCGGGTGTTATATATGAGCCATCCTCATCAAGGTCACGCTTGGCAGGAGGCTCAGCTAAGAGAACGCTATCATCGTCACCGCCTGCTGGCGTGGTATCAGCGGCTGGCGTATCGGCTCCTCCTCCAAGGTCTCCCAGACCTCCAGCATCATCGCCACCCGGTGTATCTCCTGTGTCTGCTCCAAGGGCTCCAAGGTCGCCCAAGCCGCCTTCTCCTGCCTCGCCACCGGGAGTAGCTGCCTGTGCCGACATCGATGCCTCGGCTTCACCGGCTGCTTCTGCAGCAGCATTAAGCTGTGCGTCGTACTTGCGGTCGTAGAATAGCTCTCTTTGATTTCTAATAAACTCTTCTTCCGACATGTTGAACAAGTGCTCACAGACCCAACGACGGCTAAAGTAGCCTTCTGTCGCATTTGCCGCAATGTCAAACTTAGTCTTCCAGTGCTCAAGCTCTTGAAGCTCTGCAAGCTTAGAAGGGTTATTCAAGTAAAGGCTGAAGTTTAGGAGATCGTCTCCACGGAACCCAAGAGTATACAGATGAATAATGCCAATCTTTTCAAGCTCTGAGATGACGGCTCTCTGCAATCTCTGAATTGTTCTGGCGAATCTGATATCTTTTTGGGCAAGCGTTGTTTTGTCCTCGGTCTTTTCATCGCCTTGTGTGAGATAAGAAGCTGGTATCTTAAGGGCAGAGAACAGCTTATCTCTAAGATACTTGACATCATCAATATCGCCAGTATTCTGACCGCCCGCCAAGCTTTCCACCTTCGATGAGGTGTCGCCACGAACAGGAATAAAGTAATCCTCTTCGACACTCATAGGGTTGTAACGCAAGTCTACTCTGCCTGTGTCAGGGCTCACCAATTGGTTCCGCTTCATAGATGTCATGACTTTCTGCATGTATTGCTCTACATCGGTCGGCGGAATATTGCCAACATCGACGTAGAAGACTCTTCTCTCTGGAGCGCGAACAACTCGATAAGCCATCATCGCGTCCTCCATTAGAATAAGCTGCCTCCAAATACGACGAGCCGCCTCAAGGACTGAGGTACCATATGGGGCGTACTTGTCGTTGCCCAAAATTCGAAAGTGACCAACCTGCCAATTCTCAAATGTCATTGCGGCTGAGTTCCACTGGTACTGGACATAATTAGGATTTGTCTTATCTTCGCCCTCTAGTCTCTCAACTTCAGCCGAAGGCAAGCCAATAACAGTCTTTACACCCAGCTTTTCATCTATGTCCAAGTACAAAAAGAAATCTCCGTACTTGCACATCGTGCGGCACCAGCCAAAAAGATTGTATTCAATATTTAGAATGTTCTGATACAGTGTTGATAAAACAGCTTTTATTTCTGCATTAGGACACTTGATCGTAAGCATTGGCTGAAGGGATGAGTGCGTAGTCATCTCATCGGCGTAAATATCGAGAGCACTTGCTATCTCTGGCGTGTATTCCATTTGATCAAAGTCAGTGTATCTCTCTGACCTTCTCTGATTCGCCATGGCAGAGGTGTTGATTTGTGCAAACGGGTTATAGCCAGATCTCTTGAACTGTTGCCCAGAAGCGCTCTTAAACTTGGTGGAAAAGTAATCTAACTGAGATCGCTTGTAATCCCTTGTCATCTGTGAGCGGTAGTTAGTTATGGGTCCAGAGAAGAGACGCGTGAGTCTTCTAAAAAGTGTTGACTCTGCGTTTCTTGGATTTTTTGTTTGATCAGCCATCTATTACCCCTTTAAAAGCCACGAATACTGCTGGTATTCACTCATTTGTTTTGATGCCTTCTGCTCGTAATCTTGGTCATACCCTCTTTGACCGGGTATCTGTGTATTTAGTTTTGTTGTAGACATAATCATAGAATCTAAGAAAGCTTTTTGATAATTCATCTTTCTCTGATTAATAGTCAGCGCTGTGTCCCTTACCCAGCATCCAATCGCCAAAGACATGACCAAATCATCATGATAAGTTCTCATTGCCTGTGGCTTGCCATTGTTCCAAATAAAAGTTGTTAATTCATTATGTAGACGACTAGAATACACATTAATTAGTTTATTTCTAATGAATTCTTCCAGCTTTGCAACAATTAGCGGTCTTGTCTTGGAAGACGTAGTGAACCCGGCGACAACATTCTTCATGCCCTCAGCCACTCCAGAGTCCACATAGTCATGCGTGCCCTTCACCGAATAGTAAAGGTTAGGATACTCAAGACCTTCAAGCTTTTCACAAACAGAGATTCCAATGCCCACGTTTTCTATAACCATAAGAGCATTGCCATATTCAGAGCCCACTTGATTAAGAATGTTTGCATACATATCAAGGCTTGGCTTGCCCTGATATTCGGCGACAATTTCCATGGTTTCAAGCTTAAAGATTTGAAAAACAGAAAAGTCAGCCCCATCTCCGCGAGCCACATCTGCTACGACCATGTATGTATTGTCTTGACGGTACTCTTCCCAAATCCAATAGTTTCTATCAAATCCGGTTCTGTACTTGGGTTCCCTAATCGCTTCCTTAATTAACTCAAGATCATCAGAGTGAATTACTGTTTCGCCTGATGTATTAAAGTTGCACTCCAACTCTTGAGCAATCTGGCGACGAGACATGTTTTTAGTCTCTTTCTCAAACCATGCTTGATCTCTTTCTGGATGAACGTCCCATGGCAAGTTGATTGGCTTAAAATCGTTATCTTCCAACTCTGCTTCAATATAAGTTTTGTGGAACCAGTTACCAACACCATTAGGGGTTGAGAGAGCAATGCAGCGACCACCTGTAGAAAGAGTAGGGTACAAGCCAGTCCACAACTCTTCCAGCCCTTCGACGTGCGCTGCCTCATCGATAACGAGAAGCGACAAAGCCTCTGAACGACCTGCATCGCCAGAAGTAGATGTCGCTTTTATTTGCGAACCGTTTGACAACTCAAAGCTTGTTCTGTTATCTACAGATATTTCTGCGATGCGAATCCAAGGCGGTAGGTTTCTCATAATTGCCTTGACTTTCTTAACCAAGTTCGCTGCTGTGCTAAACTTTGTAGCCATCACAAGGATATTCTTGTCCTTGTGAAAGAGCATCATCCAGACAACATACGCCGCAACAATTGTTGAAATGCCTAGCTGTCTGGCTTTTAGTATGACTGTAAAGCGATGATCGTTAAAGTCTCTTAACAGATCATCCTGATAGTCAAATGTTTTAAACGGAATAGACCCCTTGAGAGGGTGAGAAATTTTGCAGTAGTTATTAATGAAATAGCTAGGGTCTTTACCTGACTTATATATCTCTCTAATAATCTCTTTCTTGGTTAGATCATGAACCATTGTTCACTTTGCGAGCATCATTCCCCGGACGCTTCCCTTGAAACCCTCCCTGATCTAAGAACTTCTGGAAACCATCTTGCAAATCGCCAGAGCTAGGCTCCTTGATCTGCTCAACCCCTGACAAACTAGTAATGACATATTTTCTATGAGCCTGAACAAATGTCCGAACACGACTAGTATTCTGAACAATTGCCACAAGCTCGCCGTCTGCCTTTAATGAAACGCTCTCTCCAGTTATCTTCCTATACTGCTTCTTTAAGTAAGAGACAATATCCTCAATCGTCTGCTCAAGCTCTGACTCGAACCCGCCCTTGTAGACATCTTTAAGCTTGATATCGGCTTGGTAGTTAACGACCATGGAGGGTCCACTGAATGTCACCTTGAATCCATCAAGGGTGCGCGAATCATAGACAGGGTGCCCCTCCTCTCTCTTTAAGCCAATTTCAATCGGATTACCCTCGTCATCGAGAGCGCCATCATAAGCATTCGCTGCCGCTTGTGCAAGCCCTCTTACAACTTTTAATGATTCTGCTGACATTTAGTTCTTCTCCTTAGTGGGTCTCCACCCAGATTCCCACCGCTCTTCTCTATCTTCGACCCATTGAATGTAGCATTTCTTGCAACAATCATGCTTAGTCATGTACACATCATCATGTATACTAAAAGAAAAAGAATCACATACTGGGCATTTTCGATTATATTCTCTAGTAAGTAGTTTTTTATTGACAAAAACGCCATCGACTTCTATCTTCTCAATTTTTTCTCGAAACCGATCAGCTTTGTCAGTCAGCTTTTTAAGCTGCTCTTTGTATTCCTGCTCTTTCTCGTCATTCCAATTTGCACGAGGATTTTGTATTGTTTCCTGACCATACTTTTTTGCTATCGCCTTTTCGACTCTAACAACGTAGTTGGGATCTTTATGCTTTTTCATCTGTTAAACGCTCGGTCTATGGCGTAAGCAGAGCCAACGCCCACAACTATTCCAGCAGCTACGCTTGTTGCTATAACAGCAGGCATGCTTACCTTCTTGTTCTTCTTGATGATTTCTCTTAAAGTTTCCAACTCTTTATCCCTTGTCTCTATTTCTACTTGATAACGAATCTCTGTTTCTTCAAGAGTAATTTGCATATTTTTAATTATTAGCTCTGAATCTAAAACCAATGCCTGCTTTTCAAATTCACATTTTGCTTCATATTCTTTAGAAAGGAATTCTTTCCAAGCTAACAATTTTGCTGTAGCCTTTGTATCAAAGCATGTAGACTCAAATGGCACTATACCGCCTTTCGGGACAAGTGTAAACCTGCCTTCATCTCCGTATGCTGAACCACTCCACAAAACTAAAGTGACACTTAATATTTGTGCGACCTTACTCAACATACTCAAACCCAAACCTTGATTCAATTTCATGTATTAGCTGCTCAGGCTCGTCTTGCCGAAGAATAATAAGCTCATCAACACGCTCTTCTCTCTCTTCCTCAATAGCCTGCTTATACTCAAAATATTCTGTTTCCAACTCAGAAATTTTCGTTCTGTATTCATTTAAAGCAGCTTCTTTCCGCTCTGTCTCTCTCTTGTGACTCTTTTTCAGTTCTTGTATTCTCTGCTCATAGCCCTCAACAGATGCTTCGTAAGCGCCAACAAGACCCTTATGGTCGCGCCACCAAAGGAAGGAGATAGCAAACAGCATAACAGCTAGAGCTATCTCCTTCCAGTGTGTGGCTGCAAATTTAGCAACGGCTTGCACTAAGCACCCTTGAGCTTAACAACAGCATCAATAACAGCTTGACCGCCAAGATAAAGAGACGAGATAACAACCCAATCTCCACTAGTTAAAAACCCTGCTGCGGCAAGACCTGTTGCGGTTGCCCAAACAAGAAGCTTGCGAGACACAACCTTCTCTAGAGTCTTATCAATTGCTCCCTTAATAGCCATTTTCATTTTTCCTCCATTCTATGTATAATTAGTTTACTGATTGATAAAAGCATACCCATCACGCTTATCAATTGTTATCTGGGTATCAACACAATCTTTAAGAGAATCTAGATGTGTAATCAACAAGACTGTCTTAAAGTAAGACTTCACAACATCGAGGATCCTAATGAAGCCCTCCATGTTATCGGCATCCAAAGCAGTTCCCGGCTCGTCAAGGATAAAAACATCACCCTTTGGCAAGCTTGAGACAGACAATAGCGCCAATCGAATAGCCATTGCTGCAATGGTCTTTTCAGCCCCAGAGCCCATCTCAAGTGGTCTTGGGTCATGACTAGGATGCTTGATAAAGATGTTTAGCCTCTTGCCGTCATCTTCAAAAAAGATTTCAAAGTCTACTATATTTGCGAGAACTTTAGCAATCTCTTCATTGATCGCCGGAAGCCTTTTCTTGATAACATCGTATGCAATCCCGTTATTGTGCATACACCGCATAAATAAATCATAAGCTGAGTATTCCTGTCTTAAATCGTCGAGTTCTGTCTGAAGCTTGACGAGTGTGTTTAACTTTTCCTCATAAGAGCCATGCACCCTGTGAAGCCTCATAATGGTTGCCTGACACGTATCAAGCTCCTCATTTAAGCTGCTAAGATGCTGCTCTCTATTTCTCTTTTCTTCTAGAAAGCTCTCTAGATTATCAATCGCCTCTTTGTTAGCTTGATACCCTTCTTTCTTGGAATGCAAGACTTCAAGCTGTCTTTCTAGATTATCAATTTTGTTTTTGTCTTGCTGGATATATAGGTTCAGCTTTAGGATTCTTTCTGACAAAGTTGCTTTTCTTTTATCGAGTTCATTGAACTTGTTTATTGTCTGGGTAGCCTCGTCTGGATCTAGCTCCTTAAGATGTTCGTTTATAGACTTTAAGTTGCTGTCGAGCAAAGGCTTTCTCTGAATAGCTTCCTCTGCCTCGTGAAGACATTTGCAGCCCTTCAAGAAGCCCGGATCATCCAAAGTAGAAATCTTCCTATTAACCGTCTCTATTTCCTTTTCCAGAATCTTAATTCTATGAGAAATCTCAACAGACTTTTCTTTTCTTTCGCGCACTTCATCAATGTTGAACTCATCTAGGAAGGCTACTATCTTTTCTAAGACAACTTTTTTGCCCTCAAGCTCTTTCTCGTTTTTTGTCAGCCTGTCTTTGGAATCGCTAATGTTTCCTGTAAATGTAACGATATCTGCTAGCACCTGTGCGATATCGACTAGCTCAACGGGAGTAGAATCGATCTTCTGCTCTACCTTGCTTAGATCCTTTTTGGCTACTTCAATGTCTTTCTTAAGACTCTCACAGGTTTTCTGCTGATCGTCTAGTTGCTCTTGATGGGATGTAAAAACATCTCTTGCTTCTTTAATCTCTTCGGCGAAATCGCGCCCCTCTAGGCGCTTAATTGCTCCCTTTAAATCGGAGGCATCGCCCTTAGCTAGCTTGAATTTCTTCTCGAAAATCTCAAGATCTAAGAACTTAGCAAAAATCTCTTTTCTCTTGGTTGAACCCTCCTTTAGAAAAGATAGGGCATCCAACTGCGAAGACATTGATGAAAACAAGAAGTCGTCTAAGGATCCAAAAACCTTTCTGATATTCTTGTCTGTCTCGTTCCTCGTCAATCCGTTAAGGCTCGTTGTTTCTTGCGTAACCTCGTCGAAACAAGAAAAATCGATGTTCGTCTTTGCCTCTGTGGACTCGTTACCTTGATGCTTCTTGATATACTTTTCAGAGGTTCTTGAGATGTTGTAGGTCTTTTCTCCGATTGTTACCCGAACATTGCCCGAGCCCACCTCTTTGTTCTGGTTGATAATGTTCAGATTCTTTCTTTCATTCTTGGAAGTAGAGTTCCAAATAGTGTACAAGATGCTGTCAATTACAGAAGACTTTCCAGAGTAATTCTTTCCGAAAATTCCAACAATTCCGTTCATCTTGGAGAAGCCAATACTGTTGCCGCTGCCATAGTTAAATAGATTATCCCATGTTGCTTCCTGCAAGCTCCAGTTAACATTTCTAGCCACTTCTTCTTGCTCTTCAGCGACCTTGTTGTACTTGAGATTTAGATTATAGACCTTCTGAAGCGTGTCATCTGACACTCCAAAATCTTTTAAGTATTCAGAAATTAACTTCTCTTGTACTGTGATATCTCTCAGGTT